AACGAGATGGCGCGTATCGCACTGGCATCGATCGAAGCGGAGCCTGTGGATATCAGCGACGATATGGCTTACGCATTCCATCATGCGCTGTCAGATTCATCATTAGGCGCTGATGACGTCGATGAAATTAAGACTGGGTTACGTGCAGTATTCGCTAATATCACCGCCCCGCCAGCGCCGGTATCAATGAAAGACCATCAGATTCGTGAGCTGGTGAACGAGCTGCGCGATATCGCTGTTGAGTACCACGGAACGCAGCAACTACTAGAACGCATTGCGCGAACTGTCCGAGCCGCCATGCTTCATGGGGCCGAACCTGTACGACGGCTTACAAGTTGCCAGAGCTAACAGATTCACAATGCCTTGAGTTTCTCCCTGTGGCTTTCAGGCATGCCCACATCAAAGGCGATGTTGAGTTTAACGATATCCGCCTCGGGTTGAAGATAGCTTTGAATGAAGGATCGCTTCAGATGGGGTAATTATGACAGCATTTTACATAAAGAATCGAAAAATCCTGCCGATAAACCTTATTCATTGATAAGAGGGAAATATAAATGCAGGTAGATATTTATAACAGCAATATTAGAAAAATGAAGTTTTTAGTTGTTCCGACAGGAACGGATGTTTCTGGAAATTCATTAAATCTGACTGACCCAGATTTTTCTAGTGTGGCATTGTTCAAGGGTGGTATCACCCTGCAACACGGTTTGGTAGGCCTTAATCTCGTAAAAGCAACCTCAGATATTGCTGCGCAAGGATATCATATCGTTGAAATTTCAGTAAATGTGGAGGTACTTTGATTATCTTTGATTTTTGATAATCATCGCGCCATAATTAAGTCATCGGAGCCTGAACAACTCCGGTGACTTCTGCGCATTTAAGGGGACTTAAATGCGACCACAATCTGAACACCTCACCTTGTCACAGATGCAGAAATGCACCTGCGATTTTCTGCATTCTGCGGTCTCCGTCGTTAAGGAGGCCATATGACTCTGCCCGTCGACGGCATCAAACTCCATCGCGGTAACTTTGCGGCCATCGGCCAGCAGATTCAGCCATTGCTGGATGCCGGGCAATGCTTTCGCCTTCAGGTGAAGCCGTGGCGCGAGAAGCGCAGCCTGTCGCAGAACGCGCTAAGCCACATGTGGTACACGGAAATCAGCGAGTACCTCATCGCCCGCGGCAAGACCTTCGCTACGCCTGAGTGGGTCAAAGACGCGATGAAGCACACCTATCTCGGTTACGAAAGCAAAGACCGGGTGGATGTCGTGTCCGGAGAGGTCACGACCGTGCAGTCACTCCGCCATACGTCAGAGCTGGAAACCGGCGAGATGTACATTTTCCTGTGCAAAGTCGAAGCCTGGGCGATGAACATCGGCTGCCACCTGACCATTCCGCAGAGCAGCGAGTACCAGCAGCTGCGCGATAAGCAGGAGGCCTGATGTCTACTCCACTTTCTCGCGTCATCACCAACGAAATCTTCCGCGTTCCGACTCGCCGTCAGCGCAAGCCAGCGGTTAAGCCGTCCGACATCCCGACCCTGAAGGACTACACCGCCCGTCTCGTCGATCAGAAATGGCTGCGTCTCGCGGCGAGGAGAAACCATGCGTAAACCATCCCGCCGTAAGTGCAAAGTATGCGGTGAATACTTCGTGCCGAAATTCCATGACATCCGGATCCGCTGGTGCTGTCCGGAGCACGGCGCAATCCTCGCGATGGAAGAACGCGAAAAGGAGAAGGTGAAAGCCGCGGCTAAGCGCATCAAGGAGCGCAAAGAGAAGGAGCGCGCGGAACGCCGGGATCTGAAAGCAAGAAAGGTGGCACTAAAAACGAAACCTCAGTGGAGAGCTGAAGCACAGGCGGCTTTCAACCGGTATGTCCGTCTGAGGGATGCCGGTAAGCCATGCATCAGTTGCGGTCGTCTACCAGAGCAGAAGTTTGGCGGAACCATGGACTGCGGCCACTACCGCACCCGTGGAGCTGCCGCGCATCTGGCTTTCAACCTTCACAATACCGCATCCCAGTGCGTCTATTGCAACCGTGATCGGGACGGCGCGCAAAAGGCATTTGAACAGGGCCTTATTGAGCGCATTGGTGCCGAAAAAGTTGAGGCGATAAACAACGACAATTCCGTCCGCCGGTTCGACATCCAATACCTGCAACGCATCAAATCCATTTTCACACGCAAAGCCCGCGCGCTGGAAAAACGCCGGGCCCGCCGACAGGAGGCCGCATGAACCATACCGACTTCCTCCGGTACCAGGCAGAAAGCGTTAAGCGCGCCAGCATGCCGCCAGTAGCAAAGCACAGCCAGACCAAAACCAATCAGCCACATAAGGAAGCCGCATGAACAGTCAGCAACTGGAATACGTACGTCAGCAGCTCATTGTGGCGACCGCAGATCTGAGCGGGGCGACGAAAGGGCAGCTGGTAGCTTTCGCCGAGAACGCGCAATTCACCGCGACGGCGCGCAGCCGGGGCCGTAAAAAGGTATTCGACAAGGATAAGCAGCGCATGGTCAACCCAGATGGCCCGCCGATGAGTGGTAGCCAATCGCGCGCCAAGGGCTCATCGATCGCTCTGGTGGGGCCGGTTGAGTTCGTGACCGCATCGTGGCGCCGCGCTGTCCTGTCGCTGGATGACCACCAGAAAGCTTGGCTTCTGTGGAACTACAGCGAGAATATCCGCTTTGAGTACCAGGTGGCTATCACCCAGTGGGCATGGGTACAGTTTCGGGAACAGCTCGGCGCGAAGAAGGTGGCCGGCAAGACGCTGGAGCGTCTGAAGAAACTTATCTGGCTGGCGGCGCAGGACGTCAAAAGGGAGTTGGCGGGCCGTGAGACTTACGAATATCAGAAGATGGCGGAACTGGTCGGTGTAACGCCAAAGAACTGGTCCGAGACGTTTACGGAGCGCTGGGTGGAGATGAGGCGTATCTTCCAACGCCTGGATAGCGGTGCTTTGTTGCAGGTTACGCGATCACGTTCACAACAAAAGGCGACAAATTTCGACAGAAGTCTTGCAAAACTGGATTGAAACGCATATATTTCATGTAAATCTGATATCGTCGCCATTGCTTCGTAGGTCGACAAAGAATTAAGAGCCTCGCCACCGTGCGGGGCTTTGTTTTTTGTGCTTTATGTAAACCAAGTGGTCTTTAAAAGTTAATAATCTTTTTTTACTTATGTAAAATATGGCCTCCAGTGAAAACAGAGAGGCCTCATCATGAAGAACTTCCAGCTTTATGTTGGCGGCACTAACAACATCACCTATCGTTACGAAATCAGAAAGGTGGATGATGCTTTTAGTGTTCGAATATTCAACGTCAAAAACAAGTTGCACAAAGAGGTCGGTTGTAAGTCGCTTCGCTTTGTGTCAGCTCATGATGTTATCGATGAGTGCACATCGCATTACAGGCGACACGCTGAAGGCTTCAAAGGCTTTATACGTGGGCTCATGATGCGGTGAAGGTGAAAACCAACAAACAGGTCGCTCAGGCGGCCTTTTTTGTATCTGCACAACAGGAAAGAGCATTGGCGTGAAGGGCTCATAACCCAACCCACGCAGCAGCATGGAGCGCCAACGAAATGCTCAGTGCTCTGTCCGTTGTGGTGTAACTTAATTCCCGCTTGCGGGTTGAATGGGTAGAGTAATGCATCAACTGGCATAGCCAGCAGGGCAGGCATGATGCTAATGCTGAACCTGAGTATCGGTTCGAGTCCGATCGCCACACACTTAACCCAGCCAGGGTATTTACGGCCAGAGAGCCAACATTGCCTTACCCTCACATTGCCAGCCTGTCGCTGGCTTTTTTATTTTCAGGCTCCGGGAACCATCATCGACACGCCTACTTGTTAAATCGTCCCGAGGGCCTGAACCAACTACACACGGAATAAATATGTCTGAGACCTTCACTATCGTAGGCGTTGGTCTTACATCGTCATCAGTCGGTGTAACCTTTGCCACGCTGTTTCCGGAGGCGACTCCAGCAGTGATGCTCGGATCACTCGCCGGAACTGCGCTATACGTTCTGACCTCAGATCCCCATCAACTCTGGAAGCAGGCTATCTTTGCGCTGATATCGTTTATCAGTGGCGTGTTCTTCTCCGTGCCCATGGCGAAAATCATGGCCGGAATCATCAACACGCCGTTAAGCCTGATGAAGCCACCGGCCAGCATTGAGGTATCGCCAGCTGTCGGTGCAATTGTCACTGCTTCCATTTCCGTGGCAGTCCTGCTGCGTATTCTCCGCAAATCCAAAAGCGGGAAGATGCCGGGGCTGGGGGAGGAAGATAAATGACATGGCAGCTTCTTCTGATGGATGCAAACGCCATAGTTTGCCTGTTAATCATGGTCAGGCTGATGTTTTTCCGGAAAGAGGGAAAGCGTCATCGCCTGAGTGTCGCGGTGCTGGCCTATCTGGTCATCCTTGCCGCCGGATTCAACGCCTTCAATATTCTGCTCGGCCATTACGTACAGGTTAACCTCGGCGATCTGCTGCTTAACTCCGTCATCTGCATGGCGGTGTGGCTGGCGCGCGGGAACCTGGCGAAGGTCGTCATTACGGAATAGCCATGACCAAAGACGATATCTTTAACACCATCCTCGGCAAAGAGGGCGGTTATGTTGATCACCCGAATGATAAGGGCGGACCAACGAACTGGGGAATTACTCAGGCAACTGCCCGCGCGCATGGTTATACCGGTGATATGCGAAACCTTACACGTGAGCAGGCTCTGGCGATCCTTGAGTCTGATTACTGGTATGGCCCGCGCTTTGACCAGGTGGCAGAAGTATCCCCTTCTATTGCCGCCGAACTTTGCGATACCGGTGTGAACATGGGGCCATCGGTGCCGGTTAAATGGTTCCAGCGCTGGCTGAGCGTGTTCAACACTCAAGGCATACTCTATCCAGACCTGATTGCAGATGGGGTTATTGGCCCCCGAACTATCAGCGCATTGAAAAGCTATCTTGCTCGACGTGGAGATGAGGGAGAAATCGTATTGCTTCGCGCACTGAACTGTAGCCAGGGCCAGCGTTATCTTGAGCTGGCAGAACAGCGGCCGGCTAACGAGTCATTCGTTTATGGCTGGATGCGCGAGCGGGTGAACCTATGACGACGCTCAAATCTGTACTGGCGGCAATCGGAGTTGCGATCCTGATTGTGCTTGGTGCGTTTGGTGTGGGCCGTTTTCGCGGGCGTGAACAGGCTGAAGAAAAAGCAGACCGACAGCGCACAGAAGAAAAGGCCTCGGCCATTGAGTCAGCAGCCGAACGCCGTGTAGAAGCAACGAAAGAGGCCAGCAATGTACAGCAGAATGTTAACCGCATGCCTGATGACGATGTTGATCGCGAGCTGCGTGACACGTGGAAGCGTCCCGGTGGTGGTTGATACAGCCTGTGACTGGGTAAAGCCAATCTACCTGACTGATCACGACATTGATGTTCTTGACCGCCAGACGAAGCGCGACATCCTGGCGCATAACAAAGCGTGGCAGGCGAACTGCCAGAAAACAAAAGAATCGGGTGCAAAGTGATGAAAGCCAACCAGTGCAGTGAAGGTTTCGACAACCCATCCAAGTTCCGCGAGGAATGGGATAAGCAGACCCAGGGGAAATAGCACAATGGGTACTTTAATCAAGGGCTGGAAAGTAATGGTCCTCACTAAGGATGGTCACGATTCTGGAAAGGCTCCAGAGCAGGTCGGCTGGCAAAGCACCAATGAGCCAGACATTCGCGATGGGGTGCTGATTATTAAAAATGGACTGGACACCCACGGCGTACCGCTCAACATCATTCACGGCTTCAGCATCGAAGCTGTAAAGGCCGAATGACATTACAGAAGCCCTTCACTGAGGGGCTTCGATAATGAAAAAAGAATTATAGCGGTGTATAGCTTCAGAGAGCTGAACCTTTGAAGGTAATTGATGAACCTTGATATCCAGCAGCAACGCCGTAATTATTGCTTCTGGTAATAGGTAGCTCGTTAATCATGTGAAGCATACATCTAACAAGTAAGCCATAAGTGATGGCCGCATAACGCAGTTCATGAGGGCATGTTTCTGAAGATAGATTGTGTTTTTGCTGATTTTGGCCGTCATCAATGAAAACCATGTAATCTAAATCTCCTAAAGCCTTGTGGTCATATGAAGGAAGCTTGTCAACGTTTTCAATAATTTCAATAAATTCACTGTGAGTCGCCCCTTCATAGTCGTGTTGATGTGCAAAGTTGTTTCTAATGTTGTTCAGCTTTTCAATGATGCGGTATGCAGGCAATGGTAAACCCATGCGCTGGGCAAGCTTGGCTTTACCCATAAAATTCATAGAAAATCGAACCTTGCTTTTGTCTTTGGAGTCGTTAACGAAAAGGTCTTTAATTCCAACGTAAGAGCATATCCACGCCTCAAGAAAGCGTTCAATAGCTAAGTGAGTTGTTAAGCAGCTAGCTAATTTATTATTGCCAAGCATGATTTTTTCGAATGTTTTAGGGTCGAAGGTGAATCCTGAAACTTCCATAAAAATGTCAAAATTCATTGACATGAGACCTCCTCAATTAACTAAAAATGCCACGATCGTTCGATTATAGAGGCGACAATGTCCGACATCTACCAAATCACGCTAACCACCCAGACAGGCGAAACATTCACGGGCAAGATGTCACGACGTCAGCCTGAGCTGGTTAACGGCTTTGTGCCGCTGGCGACCGAGACGGGCGAGTGGCTTTACTTCGCTCCGGCCGATGTGAAGCGCGTGCAGTTTACGCCGGTACCGGAAGAGCAGACCGAGCAGCCAGAAGAACAAACAACGGAGTAACGAAAGAGCAAACCGGACTGGGAGGCCGTCCAGTTATCTTGCTGGATTGGTACATAGAATTCATACTCCTGAATCTTGAACTGATTGAGAATCGAGCATGATGGGGTGTGGGTATAACCCAAACCCCAAGACACTTTCATCATAAAGAAATCAGTTTTTTCGCTGAGGCGGATTTAACAATTGATCCAAAAAATGTCGCTCCGATACTTTCAAACTCAAAATCAATTGGTTTATTCGTGCCAGGCAAACCCACATGCAAGTGACCTTGAGTATCCAAATAGTATTTCTCGATATCTAATGTCTTTTCGTCAACTTCACTTGAGAACCGAACTTCTGCAACAGGAAGCTTCTCTAGAAAGACAATTCTAAAATTAGACCAACATTTAAAATGCAATGCAGGAATGCTAAAGGCGATTTCGTCATTCTCATTGATTTCAATCAGGAACTGAGTTTGCAAATGTCTACTCTCCTGCCAGTGTTCATGAATCTCCTGCTTGAAATCTGCTGCTTTTTTTTCGAGATATGCACGATAGTCTTTAAGGCTTGAAATCACATCACCAACAGTTAGCTCGTTCATATAGCACCTTAATATTTGGATAATAAATGGCACTCACCGACAAACAAGAAATGTTCTGTCGCGAGTACCTCATCGATTTAAATGCCACGCAAGCGGCTATTCGGGCGGGGTACAGCGCAAAGACAGCTAACCGCACTGCGTCCGAAAACCTGTCAAAACCTGACATCCAGTCCAGAATTGCCGAACTTAAAGCGCAACGCAATGATCTGGTTGGCATAAATGCGACATACGTCCTGAATCGTCTGGTTGAGATTGACCAGATGGACGTGCTCGACATCCTCAAAGACGACATGAGTCTGAAGCCAGTAAGCGAGTGGCCTTCATCCTGGCGGAGATATCTTAGCGGCTTCGATGTGGCTGAGATGTTTGAAGGCCGCGGGGAAGAGCGTGAAATGGTCGGGCTACTTAAGAAAATTAAATGGCCGGATAAAGTCAAAAACCTCGAACTGCTTGGGAAGCACATAGATGTGATGGCTTTCAAAGAGCAGGCCACTCATGAGCATGCAGGCAAGAATGGTGGGCCAATCGAAATGGCTACACTGACCAAAGAAGAGTATAAGGCTGCCCGGCGGGAGATGTTGGAGGATGACGACTGCTGAGCAAAAGGCTTACGCCCGCAAGATTGAGTGCGAAGAAGACGGGCTTTACTACGCTCGATACTTCTTTAAGCAGCGCACCGGCGGCAAGATGATTGTCGCGCCTCACCACAAGGTGATTCAGCAAACGCTGGATCGCGTCATTGATGGTGAGATTCAGCGCCTGATCATCAACGTCCCGCCAGGGTACACGAAAACGGAACTGGCAACCATCAATATGATGGGGCGCGGGCTGGCGCTGAACTGCCGGGCCCGATTCATGCACCTGTCCTATTCGCACAATCTGGCGCTGCTGAACTCCTCCACCGCACGCGGCATGATTAAGTCGCAGGCATACCAATCCATGTGGCCGATGGCGCTGCGCGATGATGCTGACAGCAAGGCTATGTGGTGGACTGAGCACGGCGGCGGCGTTTATGCGTCCTCAGCTGCCGGACAGGTTACCGGCTTTCGTGCCGGACACATGGAGCCAGGCTGGCAGGGCGCGCTGATTATCGATGACCCGGTTAAGCCGGACGACGCTTACTCTGAGATCGTCCGCGACGGCGTTAATAATCGCTTTAACGAGACAATCAAATCACGACTGGCGATCGAGACGACGCCGATGATTGTCATCATGCAGCGGATCCACTACCACGACCTGAGCGGCTATCTGCTGCGTGGCGGGAGTGGTGAGAAGTGGCATCACCTGAATCTTCCGGTGATTATCGACAACAGTCAGCCATACGCTGCGCAGTACCCTGAAAACACCCACGCTATACCGATTGACCATGGCTTGCCTGATGGCTGGCTGTGGCCGTTCAAGCACAATGAATCTCACCGCGTATCTCTGTTCTCTCACAGGCGCACTGCCGAAGCTCAGTACATGCAGGATCCGAAGCGCTTTAACGCAGAGGGGGCGCTGTGGACTGAGGATATGATTTCCGCAGCAAGGGCGCTAAACATAACAGAGAAGCTTTCGCGGACAGTGGTTGCAATTGATCCGCAGGCAACGAACAGCGAAGAGAGCGATGAAACAGGCATCGTCGCCGCCAGCTCTTATGGCACTGGCGACCGCAGGCAATACTCGGTTGATGGCGACTACAGCGGAAAATACTCGCCAAACGGTTGGGCGACAAAAGCAATGGAGGCATACGACCTTCACGACGCTGACGCTATCGTTATTGAAACAAACCAGGGCGGCGACATGGCAGAGGACACTCTGCGCAATGCCGGATTTAAGGGGCGCATTATTCGCGTCCATGCCAGTAAAGGTAAGTTCGCCCGCGCAGAGCCAATATCAGCTCTCTATTCGCAAGGGCGCGTGGCCCACCGTGGCAACCTCTACAAGCTTGAAAATCAGCAGATGGAATACGTACCCACCACTGCGAAAAAGTCACCAGACAGACTCGACGCTCATGTATGGGCAATGACCGAGCTGAGCGGGCAGACAGTCGGCGCAGTATTCTTCTAAGGAGCATCGCCAGTGAGCGAACAAGATAACGGCCTTAAACTGGCTGTGAACAACCTCGCCACTGAAATGAGGCGAGCGAATTACCTGAACGCCATTGGCATCGGTGGCGGGAACACGAAGCGCCCGACGCTTTACCAGGAATTTGGCTACCCGCGCACGATCACCTTCAACGATTTCTACAACATGTATCGCCGCAACGCCGCTGGCTTCGCTGTGGTGCATCGGCTGCTGGATGGTTGCTGGCAGGACTATCCGGTAATAGTTGACGGTGATGAAGCGCAGGAGGCGAAGAAAACAAACGCCTGGGAAAAGAAAGTCACCAAGTTCATGAAGAAGCTGTGGCCGAAGGTGAAGGATGCCGACCGCCGCAATATGGTTGGGCGTTACTCAGCGCTCCTGCTACAGGTGAAAGACAATCGGAACTGGGATCAGGAAGTCGACAAGGCTTTAGTAAAACGACTCGGCGAGTCAGCGCTGGTAAAGCTTATCCCCGTATGGGAGCCGCAGTTAACAGTCGCTGAATGGGATAACGACCGTCAGTCAGAAACGTTCGGCCAGCCGAAGATGTTCAACTTCAACGAGCAGCCGGTTGGTGATGAGCCTTTTGTCGGTCCGATGCGTGGAGAGCCGGTACACCCGAGCCGCGTTATCCTCTTCTGCGAAGGTTCTGAAGACGACAACGTGCTGTCCGGCATCCCGCTGCTGGAAGCTGGCTACAACAAAGGCCTCGACCTTGAGAAAGTATCTGGTGGTGGCGCCGAGGGTTTCCTGAAGAACGCCAGTCGACAGATCGCCGTCGAGTTCAGCAAAGAAACAGACATGAACACGCTGGCAGATCAGGCTAAGAAGGCTGGCTATGCCGATCTCGGCGAAGCGATGGGCGACAAGGTCAACAAGCTAAACCGCGGTACCGATGCAGCGGCCGTGATGCAGGCCGGTCAGATGCACGTCCTGAGCGTTACGCCCGGTGACCCAGGGCCGACCTGGGAAGTCACTGCTAACGAACTGGCCGCCTCCGTGCAAATCCCGTTCACCATCCTGTTCGGTCAGCAGACCGGGCGACTGGCGAGCGATGAAGATAAAACGGACTGGGCTATCCGACGCAACACGCGGCGCAATGGCTTCCTGACAGACCGCATCACTGCGCTTCTTGAACGCTTCTGGACGCTTGGCATCATTGACCCTCCAACCAAAGGCGAGGTCACGATATCGTGGAGCGACCTGTTGGCACCAGGCGAGAAGGAGAAGATCGAGAACGCTTCGAAACTGGCCGACATCGTCCAAAAAACATCTGGCTTCTATGGCGGCGAACCGCCATTCACTGCCAATGAGTTGCGCGAGATTGTTGGGCTCGACCCTCTGCCAGAGCCAAAAGAACCGCCTAACCCGGACGATAAGGTGACAACCGATGATCCACTGGCCGATGACACCAGAACAGACGGCAAAGGTGGGCCTGCCGATAGTTCCGCGCAGCAAGGTTGACCCGACCCGATCGGTAAAGCAGGTAACCGCGATGTACCGGGATATCGAAGATCGGTATCTCGGCATCAAGCGCGCGTTGAAAGCTCTCTTCGACCAGCGCCTGACCGGGCGAGAGCGTGAGGTAAACAGCCATAACTGGCACTTCCTCTGCCACGACAACGGCGCGGACATGCGGCTCTACCAGGTAAACGCTGGCAAGTTCATCTACGACATGTCAGCGCAGGAATTGGCGGACCTGCTGGAAGCGGTGCAGGGCATACTCGACGATTACCTGCTGGATGGTGGCGAGCAAAACCTCTGGGCGATGGATTATGTCGTCGCAGAAGCGCAGCGCGGCACGCTGGAGGCTTTCAATAACCTCTCGCAGCAGTCGCAGGTGTACGCCAGCCAGACGACGCTACAGCAGCTTTTAAGCAGCCCCGGTTACCTTAATCAGGTGGCGGCGGCCAGGCTGACAACGTTCAGTGACTGGAAGGTCATCAGCGACACCGCTCGCGGCGACCTGACTAACATCATCACCGATGCGGTAGCGCGCGGGGTGAATCCTCGCGAGACGGCCAGCGTCATCAGCAAGCGCCTCGATGTATCGATGTCGAAGGCGAAGAACATCGCTCAGACCGAGCAGGTCGGAGCGCTGCGGCAGGCACAATGGAACGAAACCGACTGGGCTGCCGACAGGCTGGGGCTGAATACCGGTCTGCTGTGGCTGTCAGCGCTCAAGCCAACTACGCGCACCTGGCACGCCAGCCGTCACGGCAAGGTCTACACAACCGAAGAGGTGCGAGACTTCTACGCTGAGAATGGCAATCGATACAACTGCTATTGCAGCCAGATTCCGGCTCTTCTCAACGACGATGGAAGTATCTTCAACGAGGGGCTGGCTAAAAAGCTGGCGAAAGAGAGGAAAGGGTGGCAATCTCCTTGATTTAAAAGAGGAGATAAATCATGGAACAAGAAGAAAAATTGCAAGAAGTAATTTCCTACCCACAGAATATGAAAGATAGTGCCTTATCGCATCTTGTACTATGCGCAAATCTAAACGCAGCCGTGGATGTCACGCTCATTATTGGTGGACAAGTAGTTGCTGGGCAATTGGTCTCAGGAAAGGAATATGCTGAGACTATGGCCGGAAATCTCAGATCTGCGAATGCCAGCGAAGATTTAAAAGATGCAATGGCTTCGTTTTTCGACTCTTTAGCCCAAGAGTATCGAAATGAAGAAGGGCATTCCATTCCACTAAACTTTCTTCATATTCGTAATCCAGCTTACTTGAGAGGTGATGGGGGGTGGACTAACGTGCAAGGGACTATTGTTAGAATCCCTATCGAAAAGGTTAGTGGATTCTCGCTGGGAAAAGACAGCCAACTTTGAAACAAATTATCAAAAGGTCGCTTCGGCGGCCTTTTTTATTGCCTGAAATCCACCAATGAGGACGAAACGTGAAGCTATCCAGCATCCACGTTAAATCCCTCGCCATCAACGCCTCCAACATCTCAACGACCACCATCAACGGCCAGGAACACTACGTCATTCGTGGTGCGGTCCCGATCGTCGATGACATCGTGATGAATGGCGGCCTGTACCCGGCGGAGGAGATTAACAACAGCTACCAGACGATGGAGCGCAAGTTAATGCCGATCGGCCACCCGATGGTGAACGGCAAATACGTCAGCGCCAACGACCCGCAGGCTGTCAACGACTACTACGCCGGAGCATGGGCTCAGAACGTCAGCAAGGCCAACGACAAGGTCATGATGGACGTTTACGTCAACAAGGCCGTGGCAGATACCAAGCCTGACGGAAAGCGCCTTATTCAGCGCCTGGACGACATGATTTCCGGCAATAACGCCGATCCGATTCATGTCTCCACCGGACTGCTGCTGAATAAAGAGCAAAAGGCGGGGGAGTCAAAGCAGAAGAAATACTCCTGGGTCGCTCACAACATGCAGTTCGACCACATCGCGATCCTGCTAGACGAGCCAGGCGCCGGGACGCCTGATGAAGGTGTCGGCATGTTCGTAAATGCGGACGGTCAAGAGGGGGAGGTTGAAACCGCCAGCCTCATCGACGCGGCTAACAGTCTCAAAGACGGCCTTCTGAATAAGGTGAAGTTCTTCTTCACCCACAACTCCGACGCCTCATTCGAAGAAATCTACCAGATGCTGCGCGAGGCTATCCGCGCGCCGTCAGGCAGTGACGTTTATCGCTATGTGGTGACGGTCTGGCCGGACAAATTCATCTACGAAGAGGGCAACAAACTCTTCCAACAGAAATACCTCATCGATGACAACGCGGTAACGCTGGTCGGTGAGCCCATCGAAGTCGTGCGCAAACCCACTGAGTACGAAGTCAAAACCAACGGAGAACAAAACCCGATGAAACAGAAGATGATCGCCGCGCTCAATGCCGCAGGCGTAACAACCGAGGGGCTGACCGACGATCAGGTCTGGGATGCCTACAACCAGCAGATGCAGAAAAAAGAAGGCGGCGGCGATCCTGACCAGCCTCAGATTAACTCTGATGTGATCACCGCGGCTGTTAATGCGGCGCTCACCCCGCTGAACGAAAAGCTGAGCAAGCTGGAAACTCAGTTGCAAGCTAATGCTGAAAGCGAACTGAAGACCAAGCGCGATGCGGTTAAAGCGAAATTCTCGTTCATGACCGAAGCAGCGGTTAACTCCCTGTCCGGTGACGCGCTGAACGACCTGTACTCACAGTGCCAGACCAGCACCGGTCTGAACCCTGCATTCCAGGGGAATGGCGCTCAGAGTGAAATCCTTAACATGGAGGCACCTGAATAATGGCTCTCGCACCTCGTTTCCATACCGTAATCGCGGGCCCGGCCCGTAAGAATGACCCTCAGGTAATTGAGGCGATCTGCAAAGTCGCCATTCTCCCTGGCTCTCTTGTTGAACTTGATGCAAGTGGGCAATTCATTTATCACGCCACTGCTGGCGGCCCTGGTGTGGCACTTGCCATGCAGCACAACTATATCGGCGGCGGCGATATCCGAGACGCGGTTCCCGCTGGTGATACTGGCGCGGCGATCATGTGTGAAGACGATGTTGACTACCACATGCGCGTCAAAGCCGGGGAAGTACTGCTGGAAAATGAAGGACTGGTTTCTGCCGGTGACGGCACGCTGGCCAAGTCAACCACACCAGCCACCGACCAGGTCCTATTTTATTCACGCGAAAAAATCACCGTTGGCGCTGAAGCTCAACTCGTGAAAGTTCGCAAATCAGGGAAAGCAACCGCATGAGCATGATCGTATTCAACAAAAATCTGATCACCGAGCACAACCAGGTGAAGCAGGCATGGAATCAACTGCTTATGCAGCGTGAATCCTTCAATATCAATCAGGGAACTATTGCTGCACAGTACGGCGGCGCGCTGGAAGTTAACCAGGCCGCGCTGATCTCCAAAGACTACTGGCGTGAAGTGGACAACATCACCACCCGAGTCTTCCGTAATGACGAAGGCAACGGCCTGCTGGATGATCTGCTCGGTCTCGGTACGCCGATCTCTATCGGTAAAACTGCGGCGCTGTATCGCGTTTCCAGTGATGCTGGCAAGGTTCATCGCACACTGACGGGCCACGTTCCGGAAGAACTGGATAAAGTCATCTACGACGAAGCTGGTGATCCAATCCCGATCTTCAACACCGGCTACAGCCGTGAATGGCGTGAGTGGAACGGCATGCAGTCGGAAAACCTCGATGCGATGGCTGACGATCAGGAAGCGCACGTTGCGGCTATCCGTGAAGACATGGCTGACTACATGTTGTCAGGCGATGCGAAAGTGAAGGTGAAAGGCTATGTTGGCGCAGGTATCACCAACCATGCCAATACCAACCAAGTGGATCTGAGTGCATCCGGTCTGAATATTGACCTGACCACCTCAACTCCTGATGAATCAGTGGCATTCTTCACCGGCCCGTTCGCCAAACTTCTGGATGATAACTACGTGCAGGAGAAGGTTAAGCTGTGGGCATCACCTGACATTATGCGCAACCTGAACCGACCATATTCAGATGCTGCCGGCTTCAAAGAAGGCACGGTGCTGGAATACATTCTGCGCTACGGCCGCATCGAGTCGTTCAACCAGACCTTTAAGCTGACCGGTAACCACTTCATTGCCTACGTACGCAATTCGCAGTACATCAAGACGCGCATCGCCGCGCCAGTGGGTACCTTCATGATCCCGCGTCAGAATCCGTTCGACAACTACAACACTCTGGTCTGGAGTGCTGTCGGTCTTCAAATCAAGCGCGATTTCAACGGTCGCTCTAAAGTGTTCAACGCACAGGGTTAAGGGGCTTCGGCCCCTTCTCTACGGGAGAGAGCATGAAAAAGTTAAAGGTCGAGAAGACTGGCTGCTGGGGAACAATTAACGGCGTATTCCAGCAACTGCCAGTAGGTCATGAGTTTGTTGCGATTGACGTTCCACCGGCTTTCGCTGGTCGCGTATCGGTGGTGGGCGAAGTTGAAGAGCAGGAGCTTGAAGTTGCTACGCCTAGCGCTGACGATAAAACCGCAGAGCAGGCTGACACCTCCGCTAAATCGAAAAAGGCGAAATAACCATGGCTGACCCAATCACAGCGGCAGACGTGCAGGCGTTCCTCGGTGAATTGGGTTACTCCATCCCGGGCGCGCTGCTGGATCCGATCCTCTGCGTGGTGAACAAGATTATCCCGTGCCTCGATGGCGCAGGGTATGACGACTGCACCTCGAAGCTGATCCTGATGTACGCCGCGGCGCTGATGGCGACGTCCTCCGGAGCGCGCCGCATCAAATCTCAGGGTGCGCCTTCTGGCGCGTCCCGTTCATTCGATTACAGCGACGACAGCATTACCTGGCTGCGCGACTCGCTGGCCCGGCTCGATACCAGCGGCTGCACCGGCGAGCTGCCGATCAGTGCCGGTAACAGCGTCGGCCTGTTCATGGTGGTCGGGGGCTGCTGATGACGTACAAATCAGTTAAGCACGGGCTACCGCGCTCGTTCACCCGCGTCTGGGTGATTACCGATACCGGGCGGGAAACTACCGGCTACGTTAAGTCGGACGGCGAGTGGTTCATCAACTGCCCGCGCATCCGGGCGACTGGCGCGAAAGTGCTGCGCTGGAAGGAGGGCTGATGTCGTCTACTGCTTCATGGTCATACAACAAGCCTTGCACGATATGGCGTAAGGGCGCGGGCGGTAATGACGAGTGGGGCGATCCTGTCGACCCATACGAACCGCCTGAAACCATCATGTGCGACTACATCGGCGGACTGTCTGCAAAGCTCGGCTCCATCGGTAAAGAGGTTGTCGTAAAAAACACCTTCTTTACAGCTTATGCGCTGGCCGATGAGGGCGATTATATCCTGATTGGTGAGAGCGTTGAGCCGGATCCGGTCGTAGCTGGCGCCGATGAGGTTCGCCACGTGACGCGCTGGAACGACACTCTCGACGGCCTGGAAGATGACTGGGCGATAATTACGGGAGTGTAGCCATGAGCATCAAAGTGAAGGGTATCAGCCAGGCGAAAAAGCACCTGAACGATGTCATCAACGACGTGAAGGGGCGCAAGGTAATCCGCGCGTTGCAGTCGGCGATGATTCTTATCGGTGCCAGAGCAGCCTATTACACCCCGATCGACACCTCTACGCTGATTAACAGCCAGTTCAGGGAAATCGATGCTGGCGGCGTGCTCATCACCGGGCGCATCGGTTACTCAGCCAACTATGCAGCGTATGTGCATGAGGCGTCAGGCAAACTGAAAGGACAGCCGCGCGCGCATTTCGGCGTAACCAGTAATCGCTCATCGGTTGGCCCGCAGAAACCGAAAGAGTTCGGCGGCGGTACCGGGACGGGCAATTACTGGGATCCGCATGGTGAACCACAATTCCTGACCAAGGGCGCGAATGACGAGCGCGATAACGTAGATGCGGTGATGCGTAAGGAGCTTTCGCTATGACACCCATGATGCACGAGCGGGTGCGCAATATGTTCGTCGATGCCGGGTTGACAGCGGGTTTCACGGTGCAGCAGCTGATGTACGATGACCCGAAGGACTTGGCTAAAGCCATGATCGTCTTCAGGCCAAACGGCGGCTCGAATATCCGTACTGACCTCGGATCTGAGTATCACGTCCTGGTTGATGTCGTCGGAGCGAAAGATAAGCGTAAGGACGCACTCAATGCCGTGCAGCGCATCGTCGATTATGTCCAGGCCAACCCCATGGCAGACGAGTGTGTCGGCTACATCCAGAACATGGGCGCAATTCCCGCGCCGGTGCTCACAGAAGAAGGGCGAATAGTCTTCCGACTCCAGTTCGCCTGCACTTACGGCGAATAGCCATCCCAACCAAATAGCCCGCTCCGGCGGGTTTTCTTTTATACGTCAAAGAGGAGTTTCACATGGCTAATTGCCAGAACTCGAACGAGCGCCTGTTCGGCGGTGCGGTCGTGCTGGAAGTCGCCGATGGCTGCCCGGACGTCAAGCCACTTGAGTCTGAGTGGATGGCGCTGGCCGCTGGTACGTCTAAGGGCTTCGACTTCAACCCGAACTCGGTTACCTCTGATGCGGATGACGGCGGCGGCTATGTCGAGACCATCATCACCAACAGTGACTTCACCCTGAGCTTTGAAGGCGAAGTGCGCAAGAAGGACAAACTGGATCAGTACGGCGTTGGCAAGTTCATCAAGTATTTCGCTGACGAGCTGAAGGCCAAGCGCCAGCCTGGGATCTGGGTGCGCATGGATTACGGCCCGGTCGAATTCGTCGGCTATATGAACATCACGGCGCTGAGCTCTGACGGCGGTACCAACGACATCGTCACGTTTTCTACCGAGTTCAAAGTCGGTGATGCAACCACCATCGAAGTGAACGAGCTGACTGCTGTAGCGGTGACTGGCGTGACGGTATCTCCGGCAACCAGCACTGGCGCCGCGGGCGGTACCAGCACCTTCACGGTGAATATCGCTCCAACCGGGGCAACCAACAAAGATTTCACTGTAGCGACTACCGATGCGACTAAAGCAACGGCCACCGCCTCCGGCAACACCGTTACCGTGACGCGTGTCGCCACCGGCAGCGCGCAGATCATCATCAACACCGAAGACGGCAACTTTGTGGCCGTGCATACAGTTACCGTTACCTAACGGACATTCCAAAGGGCGGCGTGCTGCCCTTGATAATGACCGTTTACTGGAAGGCATATGAGCGCTTTAACCGATATTGGCGAACTCTCTATCAGCGACAGCCGTGAAGGCGGGAAAGACTACCTGCTCAGGCCTTCATTCGAGGCTATGACCAGGATCGGCACGCCGGAAGAGATTGTACAGACGTACGCCACCATACACGGCAATGACGTTGCTCAGTTGATTGAGGTGTGCGCTGGTACGCTGGGGCGCTTTCCTGCCTGGGTAGCCCCTTCTTTCAACCGCGCCGCTGAGAAACTTTTATCAACGTGCATGCTGGTGCTGCAATCGTGCTGCGATGACGACCTGACACCAATGATAGGCGAGTGGAAAGGGTGGCGGCACTGCGTTGTATACCGGCCGGGCAGATTGCCAAAGAACGACATTATCGTGCTGGCGCAGCACCTCATGCAGCACGGCATCGTCGGAAAAGCCAGGGTTCGCCAGTTGCAGCGCCATGAAACAGGCGAGCGCACAACAGAGTTTAAAGCATTCGACTACATCAGCGCAGCTCGCAGCCACTTCGGCATGAATCGCGCCGAAGCCGCCCAGTTAACGATGACCGAATTTCAGATGCTGCTGGCTGCGAAATACCCGGATCAGAAAGGCTTCACACGCGAAGAGTACGACAGTATCGCCGACGAATACCTGGCTAAACAGGCCGCACGCAGGGCTAAAGCAAAGCAATAACCGGAGAATGACATGGCAGGTGAGAAAGACGCCGGTAGCATCGTCTATACAGTAAGCGCTGATATAGCTCCATTACTTCAGGCTGGCCGACAAGCCATTGAGTCGCTTGACGGAATGGGTGATGGCGCAGGTAAAGCCGCCGATAACTTTTCCGGGCTTGAAAAATCTGCTGATAAATCTGGCAAGTCGATCGCAAGGGCTGCGGATGACGCGAGCAATGCAGCCAAAATCATGGAGCGGCTTGGTAACGAAATAGCAGTTCTTGAAGAGGCAAATAAAAATGGTGCCCGCAGCGCTGCCGCCCTCGCAGCTCAAATTGCAGCGTCAGGTGATGCGTCAGAGGCGCAGAGCAGGGAGATTGGAAACCTTGCGGTAAAGCTTTTTGACGTAAAGCAGGCTGCGATCGATGCAGCCAAGGCGAATAGTGATAGTGCCGCTGCTTTCAGAGCATCAGAATCGGCAATCTCATCCCTTGAAGGTGAGTTGTCTGTTCTCAATGCTGAGATGATTGAGGGATCTCGCAGCGCCGCTATTCTGTCTGCCCAAATGAAAGCAGGGAATGGGGCAACTGACGAGCAAAAGGCGCGCATTTCTCAGCTTGCCGGCCAGCTCTATGACCTCAAATCTGCTCAAAATGCTTCAGCAAAAGCATCGTCTGAAGCAGCCAAGCAGGCAGCGCAGCAGGCCAATGATGCGGCAAGATTGCGCTCAATTTCTCTGAGCCTTACGCAGCAGATCGCAGTTCTCAATGAAGAGCAGAAGAATGGCGCGAGAAGTGCGGCAATGTTATCTGCTAGGCTCCAGGCTGGTTCATCTGCTACTGCGGCTCAAAGAAAAGAAATTGGTGAGCTTGCCGGGAAATTATACGACCTCAAGCAAGTGCAAAATCAGACAGCAAAATCTTCTGTTGGGTTAAAGACAGGGCTGTCTGCAATAGCTTCCGCGATCGCCGTATCTCAGGTAGTTGATTATGGTAAGCGCTTCCTTGAAGCGGCTGACGCCATGTCTCAAATGCAGGCTAGGATCGAGCGGTTAACCGGCAGCGCCGCGGCCGCCACTCAGACAATGCAGGGTTTGATGCGCATAAGCTCGGCAACGGGAGGATCGCTGCAGGACACCGCGAAGCTGTGGGAAACCCTCAGCACAGCGTTGCGCGATACCGGCGCGACGAACGGCCAGATAATTCAGCTCACCGAAACACTTCAGAAAATCGGGCGTATTGGTGGATCCTCATCCGAGGAAATGGCGAATGCTCTTCGTCAGTTCGGACAGTCAATTTCATCAGGTACTGTCCGGGCGGAGGAGTTCAACTCCATCCTTGAGCAAATGCCGGAACTGGCGCGCCAGATTGCCGCCGGGATGGGTGTAAGCATCGGAGAGCTTCGTCAGCTCATGCTGGACGGGAAACTGACGGCAGAAGATGCTCTCAACGCCATTCAGAAGCAAACCGGCTCGGTAAATGCAGAGTTCGAAAAACTTCCTCGCACTCTGGCTCAAGCCAATACCGCGCTGACAAACTCATTCCTGTCGATGATTGACTCTGTTAACCAGGCGACAGGCGCAAGCACAGGACTGGTTGCGGTTATCGACTCGATGACGGCTGCTCTCGACAGGCTGGTGGGGAAGGCAATCTCAGCGGATGCTCAGATTTCAGATCTGAACAGCACAGCGGAAATGTTCACGCGCCGGGCCCGGACCTGGTCATGGCTTGGGCTTGATGGCTGGGAGGCGCAAAACAAAGCGCTTGCCGGGCTGAGTAATAAAGCCGCCATGCTGGTTGGCGACCTGGCCGCTGTTTCCAAAGCATCACAGACCGCGGCAAACACAAAGCCGATCGAGATAAAGGCTGTTGCTGGTACAGGCAAAAAGAAAAAGACTCAGTCCGAAAAGGAAGCAGAAAAATATGCTAAGGCGCAGCAGACCGTTAACGAAAAGCTGGAAGAGCTTAGACAGAAGGCGCAACTTTCCGCAGGAAGCTTGGGTGAGTTGTCTCGTGCGCAAGCTGTTCTGAATGCTCAGCAGTCACTCGGTAGCGCTGCAACTCAAGCACAGATTAAAGAGGCTGGAGAATACGCCGCCAAAGCATGGGATGCAGCAGCGGCAGCCAGAGGGGTAACTGAAGCACTTAAGGCATTCCCTTTGCAGGCGGAGAATAAATCCTACGCCGAATCCATGCAAAATCTGAAGGCCGCACTAAACGCTGGGAAAATAGATCTCAAGGAGTATAACGCTGCCACGGAGAAAATGGCGCTCGAGCACCAGAATAACCTCGCCAAGATTAACGCCCAGGCCACAGTCAATCCGGTAGCTTCTGCCCGAGCCGAAGTTGACCCGGTACAGCAACTGGTGAACGAAAATAACCAGAAGTTAGCCCTGATGCAGCAATATCAGCAGCAGGAACAGGCGATACTCCAGCAAAGTTACCAAAAAGGGAAAATAAATTATGATCAGTTCGTTGCTGCAAAGGCAGCTACCGATGCCCAGTACCTTGCCTTAAAGACTGCGCAGGAAAACCAGTTCAATGAGCAGATGACAGCCGCTCAGTGGCAATTGCTCAGCCAACAAGGTCTTGGTTATGAAATGCTGACAAGCGCGGTGGATGCGTTTTCAGGCAATGCATCTAATGCGTTAACCGGGCTGATCACCGGAACGATGTCAGCGCAGGATGCTATGCGCTCACTCGGTAACACGATGCTGAATAGCGTGGTAAATGCGCTAGTCCAGGTTGGAGTTGAGGCCCTCAAAAACTTCATTATAGGGCAGACATTGGGCGCAGCGGCTACTGCTGCTGGAGCATCTCAGGCTGCAATCTTGGCTACAGCTTGGGCTCCTGCCGCCGCCATGGCGAGCCTCGCTTCATTTGGGGCCAACTCAGTTCCTGCCATGACAGGAATTGCTTCAACGGTAGGCCTGGCACAGGGCCTTGCTTTAACCGGTATGCGTTACAATGGCGGCCCGGTGAATGCAGGAGGTCTTTATCAGGTCGGTGAGCGAGGGAAACCTGAGATTTACCAGGCCAGTACCGGTAAGCAGTACATGATACCGGGCGACAACGGCAAGGTGATCAGCAATAAGGATATGCAGGGTGGCGGAGGCATCAACGTTGTCTTAAATGTTCAGAACTATAACGGTTCATCAATAGATGCGCAGGCCAGCTCTGACGGGAATGGTGGCGTGACTGTTGATGTAATTGTCGCTGACCTGAACAACGGCGGGCCAATCAGTAACGCCATAACCAGCAACATGAACGTCAAACGCACGCCAAGGGGGCAAGGCTGATGCCAATTATCGACTATCCCGACTGGCTGCCGCTGGCGCAGAAGGCCAGCAAAAACATGACTCTCGATACCGGGTTCCAGACCGATCAGCCAGCGGTTGGCCCGGCTATCTTTGAGAATCAAACTGACGACCTGAAAGTGACCTGGTCACTGACGTGGATCTTCACTCTGGAGCAGGAGCGCGCTTTCCAGCAGTGGCTGCGCAGCCCGAACTATCTCAACCGGGGCCTTAACTGGTTCCGGATGAATATCAATCTGGGCGGTAGTGGCCTCCAGTTGCAGGAGCTTCACTTCACGCAGATGCCGGTGCAAACCAGTATCGACGGCGGAGTGGTGACCTGGACGGGAACCGTTATTGCCAACCATCTGTACAACGCTGACGACGAATTCGACGACGTGATTGTTGAGTTGCCGCCTCCATGGCCTTCAGTGTTGGATATCGTTGTCACGGGTTATCCGGACGGTCGCGATCCGGAATCACTACCGAGGGCTCCGTAATGCCGAGCTTCAGGGAGTACAAGCAGCAACGCCCGACGCGCGGACTGTACGACACAATCACGTTCTACCATCCATCTTTTGGCTATGTGCGCCTTGTCGATAAGCAGTTCTTCCCGAAGACGCTCGGCGGCCAGACGTACACGCCAGCGCGCTTTGAAATCGAAGAGAGTCAGCAGAGCGGTACTCCGGTTATCGACGCGAAGGTGAAGCTTGGGCGGCTGTCGTCGGATATCAAAGCGCTGATGAAACAGTGGAAGGGCGCGGCCAGGCTGACTGCCATCACGGCCACGCGGCAGGTCTTCGACAGCGGCGATGTGTCGGTGCCGATTAAGTCGTGGCAGCTTTACGTCAAGACGGTGGATATCGATGCTGATGCCGCATCGGTCACTCTCTCCGTCACCAACCCTCTGAATAACAATATTGGTCGCCTTTATGATCCAGTCGAGTACACGGGACTTCAGTACCTCTGATTTTATCAGCAGGATGATCGGCGTGCCGTGGGCTAACCGGGCCTGTTCTTTCGAGAAGGTTGATTGCTGGGGTCTGGTGGTGCTGTATTACCGCTATGTCCTCGGCATTGAGCTGCACCAGACACCGGACTACGAAGCCGGGGCAGACTTCTTTACATGCTATCAGGGAGACGTCGTTTTCTGGCGCAAGGTCGATAAACCGGTCGAGGGCGGGATATTCGTCGGGTACCGCGGCACGCAACCGGCACACGTTGGCCTGGTACTGAACCGGAAGGCGCTGCACTCGCGTGGAGAGAACGGAAGCGTGCGCATGGACTCGTTGCTGGTCATTCAGCGGGCATTCACCAAAGTGGAGTACTTTTCGTATGGCGCTGGTTGAGATATCGAATTTTCCAGGAACGCCTAAGCTGCGTTGTAGGGTGCCAAACGGCACCCTTTTTTATGACTGGCTGGCGGCCAATGACGCTACTTTCCACCGTGACCTGCTGATTGTCCGCAATGGCGTAAAGCTGGGTGACGATGATGAGCTGGCGTTTGAGCTGAGCGAGCTGGACCACATCCAGATATTCGACCAGCCAAAGGGCATTGTCGGCGACATCCTGAGCCCGATCTTTAAAGTGGTTGGTCAGGTCTTTTCGTTCCTGGCGCCGAAACCGGCTATCGCGAACAGCGGCGGCAATACAGTCGACTCACCCAACAATAGCCTGACCGGCCAGACAAATATAGCGCGAGTTTACAAGGCCAAGCCGGACATCTACGGTCAGATCCGTTCGTACCCTGACCTGATTCAGGAATCGGTATTTGAATACGTGCACCAGACGTCTACGGATGGCGGCCTGAAGTTCGTCACAGAGTGGATGTGCGTCGGTATTGGAAAATATGACCGTGAATCTATTCGCTACTCAGAATCTAGCCTGGGGAGCATGGCCGGCGCTGAATACCAGTTCTTCGAGCCAGGTGAAGTAATCCCGCAGATCGTCGAAGGTTACGGGTTCGATGACGTCGACGGGCAGGAGGTCCCTGGGCAGAACGAAGCCAGCGACTTCCCTATAGAAACAGCAACGGCAAACACGGTGGTCAGCGGAACGTATTCCGGCGGCCAGATAGCGATGAAAATCGTGAAACAAGCCGAGTTTGACTATTTCATGGGGCTGGTTCTGCCGCACGCTGTGACTTTCACCATCAACGTGACGTACAGCACGGCCTCAGGCAGCGTCACCACAGACGCGACATTCTCAGGCACGCTGATTTCAGCGGTTGAAACAAACGACGGCGCGGTTGTTAACCCGGTGCGCTGGTACACGTTTACAATGAACCAGCTGGAGGGGCCGCAGGACATCCCGGCGAATGCCACGATCAACACCACGAAATTCATCCTTCACGATAACGAGGCGCTGGTGGTTGGGCCGTTCTTTTCCCCGGTCGAGTCAACTCAGCTGTGGCTGCATACACAGTCCAGCCTCGGCGGGAAGAAAGAGACCAACTGGAAGGTTGTCATCTGGAAAATCGACGACGACTACAACCAGGTGCCGGGAACGCAGCAGACGTTTACGTACCGGCAGACGACGCCGCACCAGTCGACGAGTGAGGTGTTTTATCGCACTGACAAGATCACTCCGACCGGCGGCTTCGGGAAATACGCGGTCAGTTTCCAGCGCACGGATAACTCCGGCGACGCGTCACTGCTGAAGGTCGAAGAGATCCACAGCATCAACATCAGGACGAATGTCGTTCACCCGACCGATACACTGGTGCGCGTAAAAGTCCGGGCGACTGAGAACGCTCTTGGCAGCCGCGAGCGCAAATATAACGCACTGGTGACGCGCCACACCATCACGTACGACCTGGACACGCAGACGGTGGATTACACCCTGAGGCCGTCGCGCTCGTTCGCTGATGCAGTGGCTCACACCTGGCTCATCATGGGTGAGCAACCGGTAAGCAGCATTGACCTGTACGGGCTGTACTCGATCGCCGAAAGCCTGCCTGATGAGCGACTGGGCTACTTCGACTACACGTTTGACGACGAGAACGACTCTCTCGGCGACCGCGTGCAGGCCATCTGCAATGCGGCGTCTGTTGTGGCGTACTGGGATGATGGAGTGCTGACGTTTACCCGCGATCAGAAGGTTGACTACCCGGCGGCCGTATTCAACCGGGCCAACATGAAGACGGACGAGTACAAAATGACGTACGAAGCTACTCTTCCAGGCGGTTATGACGGCGCGCAGGTGTCCTACGTCCACCCGACCACGAACAATAAGACGTACATCAACTACCGCGTGCTGAACGGCGCCATAGTCGAGCAGGAAGCGGAAAACCCGAACAAGCTGGAGATAGTCGGCTTCCGTAACGAGTACCAGGCCCGAGAACGAGCTCTGCGAGAAACCAAGCGCCTGATTTACTCTCGGGTGAAGATGAACGCCAAAGTGTTTGAAGACGGCATTATCCAGGTAGGCAGCGTCATTCAGATGCCGGATATCTACGACAGCAACCAGCAACAGGGATACATCACAGGCCGCTCCGGTAATAACTTTGATACCAGCGAGCCGATCACGTTTACCGGTTCGATGTATGTGCTGGTGACAGACAGCCTGGGTAACCCGACGCTGCGCTATCCGGCAACCGCCCGCAGCGACACGAAGTATGGCTTCACCGCGGCTATCCCCAACATTCAGCTCAATATATGGAACGGTAACACTGTGCAGCTCCCGTCGCGATATCTGATCGCGACAGTTGAAGAACTGGACAGTCAGCTATGGACGGTGAACAGCATCAAGCCGAACACAGATAACACGGTATCTCTGACCGTCGCGGAATACAGCGACGCCATCTACCAATAAGAACCGTCCCCGACCAACCAGACCCGGCCACCGCGCCGGGTTTTTTTATGGAACTAATATGACTACTCAACCTACCAATTTGCCAGTCCCAAGCGAATCCTATCGCGACCTGAAGTATAACGCTGGTAAGTTTGATGAAGTTATTACTTCTTTTGCTGAATGGTATATTGATCGCTTCGGTAACAAGCACTACACCGTACAAGGCTTAAAGGCACTATTCGACTCGAAAATTCATGAATGGGACCAGATTTTTCAGCAGTTTTTAGTCTCATCTGGATATCAATTTTTAGGTGATTACGTAGATGGACCGCTAACTTTTACCGAGCGAAACCAGTATATTCGCTACGATGGACAATACTGGAAGTTGAATGCTGAAACGGATTTAGATTTCACTACAACAGGTGCAGATGCAACAAGCTGGGCTACAGACGTTACACATTTATCTCTTATTGATGGGGATGTTCTTCGGCAAGAATTGGCGAGCGAGAATGGATTCTCTTTAATTGGTAGCTCAAAGTCTATTGCATCACTTAAAAACGTAAAGCCATCCTATAACTATCAATTACAGCCTGTACGAGGTTTTTACGACGATACTCCAGGAGTTGGTGGAGGGATGTTTGTAGCAAACCTGGCAAGTGAGTATGATATAGATCACTGGATGGTTTTCCCATCTGGAAGCGCGGAATATGTGTGGGTACGCCAGGAAAGGGAAAAAGGGCGAACAGTTTTGAATTGTGGCGCGAGAGAGAATGGAGATATCACCACATTCCTGCAACTCGCGGCGAGTAACGGCTGGACTGTTTACCAGGACAACCCATACGATGTGAAAACTGTAGGCGGCATTTCCATTAATGTTGGCGTGGCCATTCGTGGTGATGAGGCTACAACTGGCCGGATTGTTCTTGATTCAACAACCAGTGACGAAATATTTAATCCAAGCAAAATAAATGACTGCTGGTTCAGGGCTGAGTATGCAAGGTTTTCATCAAAGACATGTCTTACGAATACTCCATACGTTCTGGGTGTTCCAGTCACGGATGCTCATACTGGATTAATTAAGGCAGAAACAAAGCATTGCGACATGCTTAATATAGGGTTATCGCATGACCATAAATATGGTGATGAAAATGTAAGGAGCTTAATAGTTGGCAATACTGTCGAGATGACAAAAGAAATGTCAGATGCAATAGTTGCAACTGGTAGGGCTAATATGCGCGGGTTGATAAGAACACAGCTTTTTGATCCTGATCAGGTAATGACTCTATTATCCAAAAAGTATGGAAGTTCGTTAATATCAGATAACTTTACTAAGGCATATATGCCTTCCCTTTCAAACCAGGACATAGGGAAGGTTACAGGTATGTTTCTAAATCAGAAATACACTGATAACCACACATGGAATACAAACATTGCATCTAGTGCAGAAGTTGATTTTTTCTGCGGAATGGAGAGTGGAGTTGTAAGCAGCAACACATTCAGGAATGTATCAACAAAATTTATGTCAAACAACAACTCCGCTACATCGGAATATCTTGTAACCCAGTCAACGGTCGTCAATGGAATCAGCCTGCTATTTGATGATGGAGCAGTTAATGATTATGGTATATATCTTATCTCAGATATGACCACTTTAACTGGTTGTGTAATAAGGAATAACCAAAAAAAACCATTGGGGCAATTTATAGGAATATGGTCACATGTAACACACTCTCCAGGCGTGTTAGGGTCTACAGTTCCTGTAGGTAACACGGTTACAGGCTGTGTGGTTGACATCAGATGTGATGATTACAATGGCCAGTACTGGAGGCCATTCGAGTCACCATCTGTAGGGCTGGGGTACGGCTGGCGTAGCAATACATTCATCGGAGGAACACTTAGAGACCTGGTGGGAGGCATGAACGTAGTATCCAATAATACCTTCATTAACGTGACAATGCCTATTGGGGTCGAGCTAAGAAGTTATCATGGTCTGAACAACATGGTTAACATAACCTCAGGCGTGGCAACGGATGCCAGAGATGTCTTGCCGGTTGTTGGTAAAAATAGTTCTACCAATATCAATACAGCGGGGGTTGTAATTCCATGGGTATCTGATGACAGGGCTTTGTGGACCCTTGCGGTAGAATCAACCTCCTCGGCCGCCACTAACTGGCAATTCTTTGAAGTTTCTTCTTCACCTCTTAATGGCACCGTAACGCAGGTGGGAGGAAGATACCAGACCACTCCTACAGATTCGAATATACAGAACGTATATTTCCAGCTTGTCATAAACAATGGGTCTCTCACACTTACGTCAGTAGGAGGAACTACAGCAGTTGTAACAGTTAAGTACAGGTGGGTAGAGGCAAAAAGATAAAAAAAGGCGGCTTTTTGCCGCCTGAACTCAAAAATCTTTTAATGCGCTAATTCTACCCCAAAGGTATCTTGCACCGTAGATAGATAGGTGGGTACCATCTGAGTAAAGGGGCGCGCCAGTATCACTAACAGAAGGGCATTTTCCGTTAGTACACATAAAATCGTAAGGGTCAATAAATACTATTTTATTATTTAAGTTTTTCTTAAGCATGGAGTTGTATTCTCTGCGCTCATCATCATAATTAGCAGACATTTGATCAATGCATGCTTTTGGTAGGTATGATGGCCTTGTCATACATGACAAGCTTCCGTCAACAACGCCAGCTCCTGAAGGTGGCGGGTTTCCAATAACGGTTACCTTAACGCCATAAATATCTTGTATTCTGTTAATATTATCTGCATTAAACTTTGCGTAATCTTTTTCACTTTTGAAAGATAATCTTTCACCATTTCCAATCGCAACTTTATCGCTGTAGTTCATCCAGGACTGAGAGAAAACGATGGGGAGGTCGTTTTCCCTGGCGTAATCAATAGCCTTCATTGCTACGTTTTTGCAAGTCCTTTCAATTTTGCCTTTGATATTAAGTATAATGTCAGAAGAGAAAAAACACCCGTCCTTAAAGAACCCAACTGCTGACTTTCCTATTTCATTAAGTTGCTCATCTATTGCATTTGCATACTGTCTAGAGTAACTATCACCCATCATTACAAACAACGGATCTTCGTTTTTTACACCAAGGACAACCTTAACCTGCTGGCGAACGCCATAGCCACCATACAGTTTAGCTTTGTTATCATTTGATAATAACTCAGAAATAATACGCTGATCATGTACCCTCCATCCGTATCCATTGTTATTCGCCGACCCGTAGAATGCGGTGAATGCAAAAACAACTGTTGATAAAAAAGCCATCTGCTTAAAAGATAAGCTTTTTAATGGTATTTTCCTGAATCTATTTTCAATTCCATAATACATGGCAAACCCTATTATCAAGGATAATGCCAAAATGACGGTTTTCTCTAATGAATTAATTTCTCTAAAAATCCAGTATTTATAAAAAACAATAAGAGGCCAGTGTATAAGATATATTGAATATGAAATAATCCCGATTGCCACGCTTATTTTGTTGTTAACAACATAACCTGCAAATTTTGCATCATGAGACAATATGCAAAGCATTGACCCAACAACAGGAATAAGAGCATTTAGTCCGGGGAACTGCGTAGATGAAGAAAAGGTAGCGGCCGATACAATAATCATTATCAGCCCTATAGACATCAGCGCTTCTTTTAATAATTTATTAATATATGTTGAGCGAGAAATTAAAAAAGCAATACCACCAAGTGATAATTCAAACACTCTAAATGGCATCCAGTAGTATGCTTCTGTTTGCATATGCGTGGTAGCCCATTGAGATGCAAGCAGTGATACTAAAGAAACAACCACCAATAGATAAGTAACAAGTTGTTTTCTTTTAAATAATGCCAAAGAAAGAAGAATCGGCCATACAATGTAAAACTGCTGCTCTACACCAAGAGACCAGGTATGAAGTAGTGGGTTGATTTCAGATGATGTATCAAAATATCCAGCGCTATTTGCAAAAAATATATTGGTTGCAGAAAAAATGGCATATATAGCTGAGCGAGACACATCAGCAAAATCAGCTGGAGAGTAAAGAAGGAAACATCCAGCAAAAACAAAAGCCAGCGTGAACAACAATGCAGGGTAAAGTCTGGCTATCCTTGCAAGAATGAAGTCAACATAGCTAAAACTTCCTTTTAGCATCTGATTAAATAGTATTCCAGTAATTAGATAACCAGAAATAACAAAAAAAACGTCTACGCCAATAAATCCACCTGGGAAGGCATCAAACCCGACATGGAAAATCAAAACAAGTAAAACTGCAACAGCTCTAAGTCCATCTACGCCAGGTTGGTAATTATGGTTTAATGTTTTACTTGTCTTTGAAAAGACACTCATTTTTTTATCCATATGTATATGCAGAATAGGAAGACATACTAACACTGCAAAGTCTATTGATCGATACCTCCGATCTATAATACTGTATGAATGCACAGTATCTATCGGAGGTGAGTTGTGCAGGAAAAAGATCAGCGATACAGGCTTGAACAGCTATGTGGCGTTAACCGCTACTCATGCCTGGTTGAAACGTCAGGCGGTTATGCGCTTTTTCAGCCTGATCTTGTGCCATCCAACGGAACACGCGTGCTGGTAAATGCGTTCGGACAACTACAGTTCGCGGTCGTTATGGGCGGGGCGCTCATCACCGAAGACGGTGAAAGCATAGAAGGTGATGCTTTAGATGAAGTCGATGTCATGGGAGTGGTGACCTTTTTTATCAATGGCGCTGCGGCGTTCACAGACGACAATCCGGTGATGTGATGTTTGCCCTTGTAGATGTGAATTCATTTTATGCGAGCTGTGAGACAATATTCAGGCCCGATCTGCGCGGAAGACCTGTTGTCGTTCTGTCGAATAATGACGGTTGCGTAATCGCACGTAGCGCAGAAGCAAAGGCTGCCGGGATCGCGATGGGTGAGCCGTTCTTCAAGCAGAAAGAGCTGTTCCGGCGGGCTGGCGTTGTTTGCTTCAGCAGCAACTACGAGCTCTATGCAGACATGTCCAGCCGGGTAATGACCACGCTGGAAGAAATGAGCCCGCGCGTGGAAATTTACAGCATAGACGAAGCCTTTTGCGATCTGACCGGCGTAAGAAACTGCCGGGACCTGACTGAATTTGGGAAAGAGATCCGCGCGACCGTTTTACAGCGGACGCATCTTACAGTCGGCGTCGGCATAGCGCAGACCAAGACACTCGCGAAGCTGGCCAATCATGCTGCGAAAAAATGGCAGCGGCAGACTGGAGGCGTGGTCGATCTCTCAAACGTCGACCGGCAGCGCAGGTTAATGGCACTGGTGCCGGTAGAGGATGTCTGGGGCGTTGGCCGGCGCATCAGCAAGAAGCTGAACGCTATGGGCATAAAAACCGCACTGGACCTCTCAGAACAAAGCACGTGGATTATCCGCAAGCACTTTAACGTTGTGCTGGAGCGAACCGTCCGGGAGCTGCGCGGCGAGCCATGCCTGGATCTGGAGGAGTTCGCCCCGGTAAAGCAGGAAATTGTATGCAGCCGATCGTTTGGCGAACGTATTACTGACTATGAACACATGCGGCAGGCGATTTGCAGTTATGCGGCCCGTGGAGCTGAAAAGCTACGTGGTGAGCATCAGTACTGCCGTTTTATCTCCGCTTTCGTCAAGACCTCTCCATTTGCCCTTAATGAGCCGTATTACGGAAACAGCGCATCGGTAAGGCTGCTCACGCCAACTCAGGACAGCAGAGACATCATCAACGCCGCGGTAAAGTGTCTGGACAAAATATGGAAGGACGGTCACCGGTACCAGAAAGCGGGTGTCATGCTGGGCGACTTCTTCAGCCAGGGCGTGGCCCAGCTAAATCTGTTTGACGACAGTGCGCCTCGAGCTGGTAGCGAGAAGTTAATGGAAGTGCTGGATCACCTGAATGCAAAGGACGGAAAGGGCACGCTCTATTTTGCCGGGCAGGGTATACAGCAGCAGTGGCAGATGAAGCGTGAAATGCTGTCGCCTCGATACACTACGAGATTTTCAGATTTGCTTGTTGTCCGATAA